TGTCGTCGTCGCTTGCGCAGATCGGCCCAGCAGCCCTCTTGCTCCCCGGCCTGTTCGGTGGTCTCGCAGTAGGACTCGGCGCTTCGTTCGCCGCGTTCAAGGACTTCAACAAGGTTCTGCCCGAGGTGAAGACTCAGCTCTCCGCCTTGCAGAACACCATCTCCTCGAACTTCTGGGAGAAGGCCAAGGCTCCGATCAAGGACTTGGTCGACGGGCTTCTGCCCAAGCTCTCCTCGGGGTTCGCGAAGACGTCGACTCAGCTCGGCGGCTTCTTCGGATCTCTCGCGACGAACCTGAAGGGCGCGCTCGACCCGGCGCTCAACCAGATGTTCACCGACCTGTCCGACTCGATCAAGATCACGACCGACCACACCGGCTCGATGGCCAACATCATCGCCGTGCTGGGCAAGGTGGGTACCTCGTACCTGCCCGAGCTCGCTCGCTGGTTCGGCACCCTGACCGACCGCTTCTCGAACTTCCTCACCAAGAGCGAAGGCAACGGGAAGCTGGCGGACTGGATCGACGTCGCCATCCAGAACCTGAAGGAACTGGGCGGGGTCATCTCGAACCTGTTCGGCATCTTCGCTGGGCTGGGCCGCGCTGCTCAGCAGGCCGGTGGCTCCACGCTCGCGATGCTGAACGACACGCTGAAGGGCATCCACGACACCGTCGACAGCCCGGCGTTCCAGAAGGGTCTGGTCGACGTCTTCAAGGCGGCTCACACCGCGATGAACACGATCGCCACGACCTCCGGTCCTGCGGTCAAGAACCTGTTCCTCGAACTGGGCAAGACCCTGACCACGATCCTGCCGCAGGTTGGCACGATCATCGGCACCGCGCTGAAGGCCGTCTCTGACGCGCTCTCCCAGCCTGCGGTACAGCAGGGCATCAAGGCTGTCTTCGACGGTCTCCTGGTGGCAGTGAAGGCTCTCGCTCCCGCGATGGCCCCGCTCGGCCAGGCGCTCGGTGCGCTGATGCAGATCGTCGGCACCATGCTGAAGGCGTTCGGTCCGCTCATCGCAGCGGCACTGATCCCCCTGTCGAAGGCGTTCGCTGGTCTCATCCCGATGATCCAGCCGTTCGTCACGCTGCTCTCGGGCGCACTGTTGCAGGCGATCCAGATGCTTGCGCCGATGCTCGCTCAGCTCGTCCCCATCATCGGCACTGCGCTGGGTGGAGCCTTCAAGGCCCTGTCCTCCGTGATGCCGACCATCGTCTCCGCGCTCGGCTCGATGATGCAGGCTGTGGTTCCGCTGGTCGGAGTCCTCATCTCGGCGCTTGCGCCGATCCTGCCGGTCATCGCTCAGTTGTTCGCCACCATCGTCTCCGCCGTAGCTCCGCTCGTCGCGACCCTGGTCTCGGCGCTGGCTCCGATCCTCCCCGTCCTGTCGGCTGCGCTCCAGCAGATCATCGCTGCGCTCACGCCGATCATCGCTCTGGTCATCAACATCGTCTCGGCGGTGCTGACTCCACTGATCCAGGTTCTGGGTCCGATCATCTCCTCGCTCCTGCCTCCCCTGGCAGACGCGATCAGCCGCCTGTTCGCTGCACTCCAGCCGATCCTCCAGGTACTCCTGGTAGTGGTCAACGTCCTGATGACGATCCTGGCTCCGGCCATCGGCTTCATCGTGGGCATCCTGGGTGGCGCGCTCATCGGCGTGATCAACGGCGTGGCGCTGGTGCTCGAAGGTCTGAAGGAAGTCTTCGTCGGTGCGTTCAACTACATCGTCGGCTACTTCAAGATGATCTGGGGCATCTTCGAGGGCATCTTCACCGGAGACTGGAGCACCTTCAAGGAGGGCTTCTCTCAGCTCTGGCACGGACTCGTCTCCATGCTGAAGGGCGTCTGGGACATGATCCTCGGCGCGCTGGAAGTCTGGCTGAACTGGGGCATCCTCGGTGTCGCCAAGAAGGGCCTCACCGCCCTGAAGGGTCTGTTCACCGCAGTCTGGGGCGGCATCAAGACGGCAGCCTCGGTTGCCTGGATCGGCATCAAGGCGGGGTTCTCCTCGTTCCTGTCTGCCCTGCGGGCTGCACCGTCCGGTGCGCTGTCTGCCCTGCGCGGTCTGTTCTCAGACTGCTGGGCGTCCATCAAGGGCGCTGCGGTGTACGCCTGGTCGTACATCAAGTCCGCCTTCACGACCGGCGTCTCGAACGCCGTGGGTGTGGTCCGTGGTCTGCCTGGCAAGGCGAAGACTGCGCTCGGTGCCATCGGCTCCGCGCTCTACAACGCGGGCATCTCGCTGATCAAGGGCTTCATCAACGGCATCAGCTCGATGTTCAGCTCGGTCAAGGGCAAGCTCGGCGACCTGACCAGCAAGCTGACGGACTGGAAGGGTCCGCTCCCCAAGGACAAGATCCTTCTCTACAACGCCGGTGTCGTGATCATCAAGGGTCTGATCAAGGGCCTGGAGTCCCAGTACGACAACGTCAAGAAGTCGCTGGGTTCGCTGACCGACCAGATCGGCAAGGCCAAGCTCAGCAAGGGCATGACCGCTCACCTGAAGTCTCAGAAGTCTCAGCTCGACCGACTGCTGAAGTCGTGGGATGCGATCGACACCAAGCTCGACGCGGCCAAGAAGAAGCTGTCGGACCTGAAGGCTGCCAAGGCTGACTACGCGGCAGGCATCGCCCAGAAGATCGTTGACGCTGCCAACGTCACGAACATGGAGGGCGGCTTCGGTGGGATCGTCTCCACCCTGAAGCAGCAGGTCGAGCAGGCGAAGCACTTCGCCGACGTCCTGAAGAAGCTGAAGTCCCTGGGTCTGAACCAGGAGATGTTCGACCAGCTCGCACAGGCTGGACCCGAGGCTGGCATGGCTGCGGCTGAGGCTCTGGCGAACGCTGGCAAGGCGGGCGTCACCGAGGTCAACAACCTGGAGAAGCAGCTTCAGGATGCCGCTGGCAAGGTCGGGGCTACGGCCTCGCAGGTCATGTACGACAACGGCATCCACATGGCCGAAGGACTCGTCAAGGGCCTGGAGAAGCAGGCCAACGCGATCGAGAACCAGATGATCAAGATCGCCAAGTCCATGACGGACGCGATCAAGAAGGCTCTGGGCATCCACTCCCCCTCGCGGGTGATGGCGGCACTCGGCGTGTGGGTCGGCAAGGGCCTCTCCAAGGGGCTCGACAAGTCGACCTCGGGCGTCCTGGCTTCCATGAAGTCGCTGGCGTCCAACGTCTCTGGCTACGACATCCAGCCGCCTGCGGTGGCTCAGCTCGACGTCTCGTCGGCGGTCGCTTCGGCGGTTGACGGCGGCACGGCTGGCGGTGTCACGAAGGTACTCAACTACTACGCGGCTCCGGGCTCGTCTCTCTCCTCGGAGGAAGACCTGTTCGCCGCGTCGAACCGAGCAAGGATGGTGGGCTGGTAACGATGGCGAAGCTCCTCTTGGAGAACGCCCTGGACTCCTTGTCCCTCAACGGGATCGAGGATGAAGGACGGGGGGTGCAGGCTACGACTGGGGTAACCGGTCTTGGCCTGCCCCCCGTGTCCGTCCAGTGGCTGGAGGGCGCGGGTGATGGTGCTACGTACCGTCGTACTCGCGCCCTCGCGCGGGACATCGACATCCCGTTGGACATCGTCGGGCGTAACCGCGATGACCTGAAGCAGATCACGTCCCGGCTGGCTCGCATGCTGGCTGGGCCGTGCACCCTACGACTGATCGAGGACGACGGGACCGACTGGTCCACTCAGGTCGTCCGTACTGGTGGTGGCGAGTTCAGCTACGGCAACGACACCACCGGCACCAAGGACGTACAGATGGTCATCACGGTCCGTGCGGGCGACCCGTACTGGACATCATCGGTGGCCACCTCCCAGCAGATCGGCGGCTCGACTGCGGCCAGTCCGTTCGTGTCTGGGTTCATGACGATGCCGGTCGCCTCCTCGCAGGCGATGGGCTCGATCACCCTGGAGAACACGGGCGACGTTGCGGCCTACCCGGTCTGGACCATCTACGGTCCGGGCGACAACTTCAAGGCGATCTCCCCTACGGGAGAGACCTTGTGGTGGAAGGGAACCCTGACCGCTGGGCAGACCCTGACCGTGGACACACGGCTCGGCACCGTCAAGCGCGAGGACGGCTCCAACCAGTACGCGCTTCTCGCCGCCGCCCCTCGGTTCTGGGCGATCGACCCTGGCACTGCAACCTGCACGGCCAGCCTCCTCAACACCACAGCGGCATCGAAGATCACGGTGCAGTGGAAGCCCCGGAAGTGGATGGTGATCTGATCCTGTGAAGCTCCGCGACCTCACGGTCGAGGTGCGGGACAAGGCGCTCAACCGCGTCGGTGCCATCCGCCCCGAGGAGCTGGTGCTCGAACTGGAAGACCAGTTCAACAACGTCGGAACCTGGAAGCTCACGCTGTCGATCGAGCACCCGCTCACCGCAGCTCTGCGCACTCCAGGTTCCGGCGTGATCATCACCGGCCCGACCGACGTACTGATGTCCGGCCCGACCTCGAAGCATGAGTTCGCTGCAACCCCTGAAGACCCCGGTGGCTCCGTGGTGTTCGAGGGGATCAGCGACACCTGCGTCCTGTCGGACTACCTCGCCTTCCCCGACCCGACCAACATCAACCCGACCACGCAGACGAAGTCGCACGACGACCGCACTGGCAGCGCCGAGACTCTGCTCCACGCCTACGTCAACGCCAACATCGGACCGAGCGCGCCGGTCGGTCGACGCAAGACCGGCCTCACCATGGGGACCAACCTCGGGCGCGGCACGATCATGACGAAGTCCGCTCGCTTCCCGATCCTGGGGAACCTGCTCACCGACATCGCACTGGTCGACGGGCTCGGCTTCCGAGTCGTGCAGCGCAGTGCCAACCTCGTCTTCGAGACGTACCAGATCGTTGACCGATCCAACGTGATCCGGCTCGACGTCATGAACAACACCCTTGCGGGACAGCGAGTTGCCATCACTCCCCCGGCTGCAACCCACGTCATCGTGGCTGGCCAGGGCGAGCAGGTCGACCGCACCTTCCGCGACGTCACCACGCCTCAGTCTCTCGCCGCAGAGGCTGACTGGGGTCGGCGCATCGAGGTCTTCCAGGACCAGCGCGACCAGGCGGATGACGCACAGCTCGACCAGTCAGGGCTGGAGACCCTGGCCGACAAGGGGTTCACCTCGGTCGCAGTACAGGCGGTCCCGATGGAGGACTCGGCCATGCAGTTCGGTACCGACTGGGGACTGGGCGACAAGGTCTCCGTCGTGGTCAACGACCAGGAGCTGGCGTCCACCGTCACCGGCATGATCCTGAAGGCCACGGAAGACGGCTTCAAGATCGGGGTCGAGCTCGGTGACGCGACCGGCTTCAACGCCGAAGCTGCCTACGCGCAGCGAGTCCAAGACACAGAGAACCGAGTGAGCCAGCTCGAACGCAACAGCGCGGGTGGCGGAGTCTCGTCCGACGATCAGATCCTTCGGATCATGGGGGTGTGGTAACCGATGGCCAACGTGCCGAAGAAGCTCTACCGGGGGTCACCGACCACCACGCTGGCCACGGCCTACACGGTGCCTGCAAGCACCACGACGATCGTCACGAACATCGTCGTCAGTAACACGACCTCGACTCCGATCAGCATGCTCATCCGCTTCGGCGGTCAGTCGATCGTCCCGAACACGCCGATCCCGGCGACGGGCTTCCTGACCCTGGACATCAGCCAGGTGCTCGACGCCACCGACAAGATCGAGATCCAGGCAAGCGCCGCAGGCGTCAGCCTGTTCGTCAGTGGAGTGGAGGTGACTGCCTGATGGGCATGTCGATCGTTCCTCCTCCGGAGATCTCTGGCACCACTGGTGCCACTGGCCCGCAGGGTCTGACTGGACCGGCTGGCCCCACTGGACCTGCGGGTCCGACTGGGGCGACTGGAGCCACTGGTGCTACCGGCGCACAGGGCGTACAGGGTCCGATCGGTGGAACCGGCGCGACTGGTCCCATCGGTCCTGCTGGACTGACCTGGAAGAACGCCTGGACGGCGAGCACGGCCTACGTCGTCAACGATGCCGTCACCTACAACGGCGCGACGTACCGAGTCACCACGGCTCACACGTCCACTGCGACTACGCCGGACAACGACACCAACAAGTACGTCGTGCTGGCTGCGAAGGGCGCTACCGGCGCAACCGGCGCAACCGGTCCGACTGGCGCTGCCTCGACTGTCCCTGGCCCCCAGGGTCCTGCTGGGCCTACGGGTCCGACTGGAGCCACTGGCGCTACCGGCGCTGCGTCCACCGTCCCCGGCCCGCAAGGTCCGACTGGACCCACTGGCCCGCAGGGTCCGAAGGGTGACACGGGTGACACCGGAGCGACTGGCCCTGCCGGTCCCGGCATCACTTCCGTGCAGAGCTTCGGCCTCATGGCCCGGCACCAGATCAGCGGTGGCGGGAACATCTTCTGGGACTACATGAACCTGTCCTGGAGCAAGCGGTTCCTGGTCGGCTTCGGCAACGCTCGCGGGTCGGGGATCACGACGGGTGGCTACTTCGAGATGGCGATGCCTGCCAACGGCACGGTCATCCCGGTCGTCGGCACCACGGGCGCTACCACCTCGGTGACTGTGGCCAACGGTCGCATCCCTCTGCGCAGCGTGGCGTGGGGTGGACTCTGGTACAAGCTGCCGATCGGCGGAGCTCCCACCACGGTGGCTGCGAACTACGTGATCACGGACTACACCGGCAACCAGACTCCGTTCGGCGAGGACTACGTCCTGGTCGCTCAGGTCAACCTTGACGCCGCTGGCATCCCTTCGCTGAAGCTGGGGACCGGCGAGTTCGTGGATCACTGGAGGCCGCTGGCCTACAAGAACGGCTGGACCTCGTACACCACTGGCACCGAAGGCGTGTACCCCGAGCCCCAGGTCGCAGATGGCGCGACGCCCAACTACCGAGGCGCTGCCTACCGCATGGGCGCTGGCCGCATGGTCGAGTTCAAGGGTCTGATCAAGGGTGGTGTCGCGACCAGCGGCTACGACATCTGCACCATGCCGGTCGGCTACCGGCCCTACGCCAACCACATCTTCTACCTGCCGAACAACGCGGCACTGATGCGCGTAGACATCTACTCGGCTGGCGGCTACGTCACCGTGGGTGCGCCTGGCATCGGCACCATCAACAACGGCTGGGTCGAGCTCTCAACGATCCGTTACCCGGCTGAGCAGTGACCCCATCCCCCTTGTGACAGAAGGGAGTTCATCGTGGGAGCTGGGCTCTACCCTCCTCCGACCAACCCCAGTGCCCCTCGGGGCATCCGCTACTACTCGACGGTCGGCACGACGTCCTACGTCGGCGACACGGAGACGCGCGCCTACCTGACTACCTGGAAGGCTGAGCCGCTTCGGCTCTACCGCATCACGCTGAGCGTCGGCAACATCGACACGGATGGAGTCGGCGACAACGCGACCGTCCGCTACGCCAAGAACTCCATGGTCATCAAGGCTCGTTGGGCCTCTGGCACCACGGCTGATGTCGCCGACAGCGACCTGGGCTACCGGCTCCAGACCGTCTTCGATGACGACTCGATGTCCGCTTCAGGTCAGACCTGCGTCTGGTACCTGGGCGGTGCTCCTGCTGGTGATCTCGCTGCGGCCATCACCATCAAGGCGTACCGGGCGGCAGCCACCTACGGCAGCGTCCGCATCATCGGCACGGGCGGTTCGTCTTCGACTCTCACTGTCGATGACATCGGACCCTGGCCCGTCGTGTAGCACGAAGCCCCTGCCCCTACTCACGTACAGCGCAACCGAAGGACACCCCCCACATGGGCGCAGCCCTCTACCCCCCGATCGTGACGCCGCCCCCAGGGCCAGTCACTGTCACCTCCGGAGTCACCGCGACTACCGGCTTCTCGGTGAACAACTGCTTCTTGACGTCAGTCAACGGAGTAGCCACCGTCAAGGCTGACATCAAGGTGGTCACTGGACTGAGCGCCGGAAGCTCCGCCCCGTACAACCTGCCGGACACGATCATCGGCAACATCCCGGACGGCTTCCGCCCCAGGGCAACGATGACCGCCGTGTACTCCACAGGCTTCGCGGATGGCGAGTGTGACATCACCTCGGACGGCGACGTCACCATCCGCACGACCAACACGTACAGCCTCTCGGCTGGAGACACCATCCGAGTCTCGGCGACCTACGTCCTGTAACACCCCCCGTACTTCAAGCCCCTGAGCCTCCTGGCCTGGGGCTTCTTCCATGCCCACAAGGAAGGACCCCCTCAGTGGCACAGACCTCCTACCCCTTCGACGCCCAGACCGTCAACGAGACCCAGTACAGCCAGTACTTCCGAGAGCTCCAGGACACGGGCGTCGTCGGCTCCTCGGACAGCACCTCGCTGAAGGTCACCTCGGCTGGCGGCATGAACGTGTCGGTCGCCATCGGCTCGGCCATCTTGCGCGGCCACTTCTACAACAACGACGCCGCGACGACGCTGACCCTCGCGGCTGCCGACACGACCGCCCGCACCGACCGCATCATCCTGCGCCTTGACCCGGTCGTGAACAGCATCGTGCTCGCGGTCATCAAGGGCACGGCTGGCGGAGGCATCCCGTCCCTGACCCAGACCGACACCGACAAGTACGAGATCTGCCTGGCCAACGTCGCGGTCGGCGCGAGCGTCGCCTCGATCTCGGCTGCCAACATCACCGAGCAGCGCCGGTTCGTCGGCTCGCGCATCGGTAGCTGGAGCACGGCCCTTCGCCCCACCACTCCCCGCGTGGGCCGCATGGGCTTCAACACGGACACCCTGGTCTGGGAGTTCTGGAACGGCACGGCCTGGACGAACCTGACGCAGTCCGTCGACTGGGCCAGCCTGAGCAACAAGCCCGGCACGTTCCCCCCGGACCCGCACGCTCACGACTGGGCGTCGATCACCAACAAGCCGACCACGTTCGCCCCGGCTCCGCACACCACTGCGTGGGCTGACATCACGGGCGAGCCTGCGACGTACCCGCCCTCGACGCACTCGCACTCCTGGTCCTCGATCACCTCGAAGCCGACCACGTTCGCGCCGTCGTCCCACACGCACAACTACCTCGACGCGAGCGACACCATCGCTTGGGCCAACGGCTCCCACCAGCCGCACAGCAACTCGGTCTCTGACGGTGGCCCGTACTACGCGGTGTGGGTCGAGGGCTCTGGCGTCTTCGCCCGCAACACCTCCTCGATCAAGTTCAAGGAGAACGTCCGCGACCACCCGATCTCCCCGGAGAAGGTGCTCGCTCTCCGCCCGGTCATCTACGACCGCAAGCTGGAGGAGGGCAAGACCTCGCGTCGGACCGACGAGTTCGGCCTGATCGCTGAGGAGGTCTTCGAGCAGATCCCCGAGATCGTCAACATCCTCGACGGCGAGGTTGACGGTCTGCGGTACGACCTCCTGCCGGTCGCGATGCTCACCGTCGTACAGGACCAGCAGGCTCGGATCGAGAAGCTGGAGAAGCTGGTCGAGGAGCTGCTGAGCCGATGACCACCCTGCGCAAGACGTCGTTCCTGGACAACTCCTTCGAGATCTCCATCGCGTGCTTGCACCTCATCAGCGCCGTGACGATCCTTGCCAGCGGCTTCAAGGTCCAGCTCACTCCCACCGTCACGATGGGTGCGCTGGGCCTGGGTCCGATCTTCGCGGGCTTCCTTCTCGGGGGCCTGGCGATGATCGTGGGTCCGAGCTGGCGAGGCGTCGGCCATGTTGGTCGAGCCATCGAGCGAGCTGGCCTGTACGTGGTCATCGCCGCCTGGTTCAACGTGACCCTGATCGTCACGCTCATCGAACCTGCACTACTTCCGGGGGTTCTGGCGCAAGCCGTTGTCATCATCGTCGGCTGCGCCGGTCGAGCTGCGGCCCTTCGCCGTGTCGATCGTGCCGTCGAGCACGTCGCGGCTGTCGCCGCCATCACCCCGAAGGACTGATCCGTGGCACTCGATCCCGCTCTGTTGGCGGCTACGACCGGCGTGATGTCCGGTGGCTTCATCGGAGCCATCGGCACCATCTGGTCAGCACGCAAGAAGGTTCCCGCCGAACGAGACAGCATCATCGTCTCCGGTGCTGAGACTGCGGTCCTGGCTCTGGAGAAGACGCTCGAAGCGGAGACGCGAAGGGCTGATCGAGCAGAGGCAGTGGTCGCCCAGCGCGACGAAGCACTGGCTCGCAAGGACGAGCGGATCTCCGCTCTGGAGTCCCGACTGGACGCGCTCCAGTCCGCACTCGACGCAGCTCGCGATGAGCTTCACGCGATCCTCACCGCACCCACTGACTGAACTACCCCACCCCGCGAAGGCCCTGGCTCACATCGAGTCGGGGCCTTCGCCGTACCCGAAGGAGGACTCACCTTGAGTCTCACTCAGAAGGTCATCGACATCGCCTCGGGCGAGGTCGGCTACCACGAAGGCAAGGCCAACGGCCACTGGAACAACAAGGAGAAGTTCGCGGCTGAGGTCCCCGGCCTGGCGTGGGCGGACTACCAGGCATGGTGTGCCACGTTCGTGAGCTGGGTCGCGCTGAAGGCTGGCGCTGCGGAGCTCTACCCGCGTACCGCCTCCTGCTCGGCTGGCGTCGCCTGGTTCAAGAAGGCTGGCCGGTTCAGCGAGTACCCCGCGATCGGCGCTCAGGTCTTCTACGGCTCGGGCGGTGGCACCCACACCGGCATCGTCATCGGCTACGACGCCGACACGATCACCACGATCGAGGGCAACACCAACGACAACGGCTCGGCTGAGGGCGACGGCGTCTACCGCAAGGTCCGTCAGCGTCGGAGCTCGTTCGTCTACGGCTACGGCTACCCGAAGTTCCCCGAGGGCATCAAGTCGGCTGACCCGAAGTACAAGGACGAGGCCCCCAAGCCTGCGCCCGTGAAGCCTGCCCCGGCTCCGGTCAAGCCCAAGCCTGCCCCGGTCAAGCCGAAGCCGGTCAAGCCGACCTCGAAGCTCTACAAGCTGAGCGATGCGGTCAAGCCCGGCTGCCACCACGTCCAGGTCAAGGACATCCAGCAGCTCCTGCTGAAGCTCGGCTACAAGATCCCTGGTGCGGTCACCGACTTCTACGGCCCGAACACCGAGGCGGCTGTCGGCCTGTGGCATGAGCGGAACCCGAAGTACAAGAACGTCGGCCTGCGCCGCGACACCCGCATCGGTCCGGCTGGGTACATCGCCCTCCAGAAGCAGTGTGGTCGGCGATGACCGGCAGGCACCGCACTCCCACCACCCCTCGCTTCCAGAAGGAGTCCTTCGTGGCCCTGCTCCTCCCCCTGCTCCCCACCAAGGCTCGCCCCTACGCGAAGGCGATCCTGGCCCTGCTCGGTACTGCGGTGTCCATCGCGACCCTGCTCTACGCCGATGACCCTCGCGTGGCTGCGGTCACCCAGGCGCTGACCGCGCTCGGCGTGTACGCCCAGCCCAACGGCTCGACCGGCGAGGAGGACTTCCCCGAGTCCGGCCTGCCTGAGAACGAGCTCACCACCGAGGGCTGACCCTCAACGCAGAAGACCCCCACCAGCTACGTGCTGAGTGGGGGTCTTCTGTCGTCTACTGGCCTGGGCCTCATGAGTGCTTCATCGCCTCGATCTCCTCCAGAGTCATGATCTTGGCGGTGCCGCGTCGGCGAGTAGGAGCTGCCTTCTTGGCGGGCGTCCGCTTGACCGGCACGGCCTTGATCTTCTCGCCGGTCTTGTCGACGTCGTAGAGCAGCGTCTCGATCGGGCTGGCATGGTCCTTGCACAGGTCCATCTCGCTACGGTCGCCGTCGCGCGTGATGGTGTAGCGAGTGGTCGGCTTGCCGACCTCGGTCGGGTCGATGTCGCAGACGGTGACCTGGATCTTCGCCATGTGATGTCTCCTTCGCAGGTGAGGGTGTGTTGCTCGGTAGATGCAACCTACACGAAGTTGCTTGCACTGTCACGCAGAGTGTGCAACTCTGGTGTTACAAGTTACCGGGGTGGACATGAGAGGAGCACGACATGGGAGCACGGAAGATCCAGGACGAGGGCGAGGTCATGCGCTGGTTCGAGGAGGGCAAGACCTACCAGTGGATGGTCGAGGAGTACCGCCGCAAGTACAACATCGAGACGGTGCCGTCACTGTGGGGCAACTTCCGGCGTCGTCGTGGGCTCGACCGTCGCATCACCCGCTCGGACGAGCTCATCCCCTGGCAGGTCAAGCCTGAGCACCGCTGGCTGTACCCGGTCGGCATGTTACGAGTCGAGGCTCGTCGGCGAGAGAAGGGCGAGGGTGCGCTCAGCGAGCTGGAGGCGACCCGCCTGGCTGCTTGGAAGCAGATGCTCGCCGACAACAACGCCGTCGTGCACTACGACCCGGACACCGAGGCTGGCTTCTTCTACATCCCCCGCTCGGACGGCGACGGTGACCTGGTTCACAAGCCCAAGGTCTCGACGCGCCTGAAGGCTGTCGATTGACCCCAGTAGCACCCCGTAGTTGAAGGTTCACTGAGGACTGCTACGGTTCTCATCGCTACACCGCACGACCCCCCGGTGCCACGGGATGGGCTACAACCAGACATCTGATGCAACTTGCACACCTCGGCTCGACCGTGTTACGGTCCTCCAGTCAGCGCAAGTTGCACACACACCGACAGGGGTAACAGTTCGATGCCGTACCGCGATGTCCTGCCAGCGATGGACAGGGCGCACGGAGATCCGTACAGCTTCATCACCGCGTGCGGGACGATCGAGTTCGTCTTCGACATGG